TGGAAGACTTCCTTGCTAGTCAGCGGAGAAATGCTTGCCCACATAGTGACAACAGGTATCCATGCCGGGGGAGAACCTGAAGGCAGAGACGCGAACGGATCACCTGAAGCAGGGGGAGGGGATTGAATTGTGATGCGATGTCGAAGGGTTCCTGCTTGCATATTTGTTTATCCCTTCGGGTATCCAAGCGGAAACAATTCATAGGTCTTCAAGAGTGAAGCTGCACCAAACGGCAATGGAAAAGAATTGAAGTTTCCTCCACCTTGAATGACTTCCGCGCGATTCTCGTAATAGGTGCTGCAGATAAGCTTGATTGCATGCAGGAAGCTCTGAGGGATACTGGTGACTGTGTAAACAGCCTGAATAACATCATCTGGATTCACAGTGGAAGGTAGAACCAAGACGCCATTGCTGAATGTCACACCAGCAACAGGAACCACAGATACTGGGTTAGTTGCTGCACCAAGAGTCAAGTCAGAGCAAGACACAAGTGCAATAGCCGTACTTGCACGCTGAAGCGTTGCAGAGTATGCAGTCACTGGGGGTGTTGTACCAACTGCGTACACTGGAACCAAGTTCAGGATCTCTGTCACAGTCTGCTGATAGCCTGCTGTGAACATGATGGTTACAGAGTTGGTATCCCACAGGGCAGTCGGCCAGCTTCCTGCGTAAACAGGAGTGATCCTAGCTGGCTGTGACAGGTAATCAACTTCATAGCTCTCAGGGTTCAGTGTTTGTAAAGTCTGCGTGTTGTCAACATACTGAATGCTCTCAACACTGATGACAGGTCCGCGAGGCAGCGTGATAGCGAGATCATTGCGTCTGAACAACGACTGATGGAACTCATGATGCTGCCCAAAGAATCCCTCACCGCGCCCTTCTCCCCAATAACATGGGAAACGGTCCATGGAGAATGTCCACTCTTGAGCCAACAGGCACCTGCCTGTCATGTCCTCCGCGCGTTCCCGTGCAACACTAATCAGCGTTGAGATAAAATCATCATCGTCATCAATGTCAACACGCAAATAATTCTTCATCGCCGCGAGGGATACGGGTTCCACAAGCGGGTCGAGTGTCCTGCGTAGAGGAAAGGGCATCTTGGTGGCCCTCCTTAGGCTACGGTCTCAGTCTTAGGCTTCTCAGGGGTTTCGGCTTTTGCGGGCACTGCGAATTCTTTGGTCTTAACAGTCGGCGCGATGCGACTTGCAACGCCTGATTCGATCCAAGCAGAAGCTAGTTCAGGTTCGAGATCAGCAATGTCACCTGGTGCATATGCAAACTCGTGTCCAGCGATGGACTGCTCAATTTTTACTTTCATAAAACTCCTTATGCCGCTTTGCGCAGCGCTGCTTTATCTCGACGAGACTGAAGCATGTTCTCTCTGTAAACAGGGTCTGCCCACAACGCCTTGATGGCGTCTCTGCAAGACTGTTTATGTTCATCTGAATTCTTTCGTCCTATAGCCGACTCACTCATCGTCTTGCGCTGAGCTTCTGTGCGCTTCTGACCACGAAGGGAAGCAGCACGCTTGGCATTGGACTCTGCTGAAGGAATGATTCCCTTGTGGGACTCACTGAGTTTCAGCTTGTGCTCTTCGGAAGCTGGCACACCTTTGTTCCACGGAATTGCTCCGGGGAGAAACTGCCTTGGTTCCAAGACGGGCTTTTCTTCTAATCTCTTTTGGCGCGCGATGACTGCGGCCTCACTCTTGACAGCCTTCTTAGCCAGTCGTTCTGCGAGTCTGTTTGCAGCTTTTGTTTCTCTGGCTAGAACTTTATCGGGTGACATATTGCGAGCAGCATTAGCCTCTCGACGCTGCTGCGTGATAGGGCCTCTGGGACCTGCCATCTTTGCTTTGGTAGTCTCGTCCCACGGGAGACCTTTGTTCCATGCGGGCGGTCCCTGCTTTCCCTTGTTCCAAGGAATTCGCCCAGCCATTGCCTTACTAATCTTTTCTGATGTCCACTCTGCATACCCGCTCCCACCAGCGTTTATGTTGTACCCAAATAAAAGGTCGTTGGACTTGCAAGCAGCTATGAAAGAAACCTCTGCTGCATTAAGCCATTCACGAGGAACCTGCGCGAGTGTTTCTACGGTAAAGTTCTCAGGTTTGTACTTAGCGATTGCTAATGTGATCTTGAAATTGTTTGAGAGGTTCTTTGCATTTCTCTTATGTGAAGCAAACCTTGATCTCACTTGAGATACAGTTTGGCCAACATACACCATGCCATTGATAGTGTTCGTAATCTTGTAGATGTATCCGTTCATTTGTGATTGCCTTTATTCTTCAAACAAGTACGGCTTACCCTCGTCCGCTATCGCATGGAGGGTAAGCCCGTAAGTGCTTTACTATGTGTTAGTTACTAGGAATTAAGTCGCGCTGTTGGCGAACGCCTGAATCGGGTGGGTACCCGCGTCGAGCAGCTGTCCGTCAGCACGAGTAAAACCGACAAAAATAACTTGGTTACTTAATGCGCCGAGCTCATCCAAACGAACGATCTGAAGCGACTCAGCAACGTCACGGATGAGATACTTGCTGAAGTCGCCGAACAGAACAGACTTAGCAGAAGCAGCCATTACCGGTACGTCATTGTTGATGACATACTGGTAGCCCAAGATGGTGTCAGGATCGCCACCGTTGATTCCCAGACCCAACAGAGGGCGGTTCTGCGTATCAACCAACTTACGGAGAGCCGCAAGGGTCAGATCATTGAACATCCACTTCGCGCCCGAACGATACGCAACATCAACCGAGTGGAGAGTGTCCACAAGATTGCCATACGTGATCGAGGTCGCTCCACCGGTCGCAGCAGTCACACCAGTCGGACAGACAACGCCAACACCATTAGGCATCGTGGTACCAGTTCCCACGGTGAAATGAGTGTTCTGGATACGGCCGATACGGTTGACGAACGCCTCACGAATGAACTCTTCCAGATTGAACGCCGAATCCTGCAGGAGCTCTTTCTGAACCGGGATCTGCTTCGTGGTGTACGTGAACGCACCGAACGGCACGTTGCTGAACGTCAGATCCTGCTCTGCAGCAGAACCGCTCAGAATCGCACCAACGTTGGTCACGTCGTTGTTCGTAGGCCAGTTCAACGTTCCACCGCCAGAGGTCTTGATGTTCTTGGAGACGGCGCGCATTCCACCGAAGTATTTCAACGCCACTTCAATCTGGTCAGCCAGATCGATTGGCACGGTGTAACCACCAGAGCCCAGCGTAGCAGCCGACTGAGTACGGTACTCAGAGAGGATGCTTGCCTGCTCAGCATTCACGCCACGCTCGCCCTTGCGGAGATAGGTGGAGAAAGCTTCCTTGTACTTCGCCGCGCGAACTTCCTTCGCAGCAGACTCAGCCTGGGCCGAATCACCCAGCGAGGTCGGAGGCGGGGGAGTGCTCTTGCGCATCTCGGCTTCGAGAGCCTCAGAACGCTCAGCGCGCTCGATGTCGCCCTTGATTGCATCCGCATCAGCGTAGATCGCATCAACCTTGGCGCGCGTCTCGGCGTTCATGTCGCCCTTGACGAGGCTGGAGGCTTCTACTACGAGTCGGTTGCGCTTTTCCTTCATTTCAACAATGTTCATATGGTTCCTTAGGTGTTACAGATTGGTGTTGCAGCGCGGGACAGAGAAGCCCACCTGGGACTTTCTTCAACGCAGACAAAATCGCAGTTGCCTATTCAAAGGCACCGACTCGCGGACTAACTTTTTGCCAAACTGAAAAGCCCTCCGAGTGATCAGGAGGGCTTAGGTGTTTCTATTGGTTGTGGGTTACTGACTCATCTGCATGACTTTGACCTTGGCTAGAGTATTCGCATTGGCCTCAGCTTCAGCCTTTGCCAACTCATCGTCATCATCGAAGTCTTCATCGTCATCATCCCAATCGCAGCCATCTTCTTGACCGGTGCAATCATCGTGGTCGCCATCCATACATTCGGGGCACATGCAACCACACGTATCAATCACGGTCTTTACTACCTTGGAAGCCTGTTGGCCGTCATTGGCATCATCTGGCGCATCTCTGTCACCATCTTGATCACACGCGCCATCCAGACCTGTGCACTGCGAATGAAGACCCGCCATGCACTCGGGACAGGGGCAATTGCAGCCACTATCCATGATTGCCTGCTTGGAAGCCTGCTGACCATCGTTGTTGTCGTCCGGAGCGTCCTTGTCACCGTCATAGTCACAGGTTCCATCAACAGGACCCGTACAATTGGGGTGATCTCCACCCACACACTGGGGACACATGCAAGTGCAGCCAGTCTCAGAAATCTTTGCTGCGCTCATCTGCGTTCCTCCAAAAGAACTAGCCGAACTATCTACAGCACTCAGTCCAGCAACAACTTCATCCAATGTCTGGATTCCATCAATCAAACCCGCAGCAAGTGCATCCTTAGCCATAAGCATTCTGCCCTGGCCGAAATCCGACATTACTTTAGCCGCTGATACATTGCGACCAGCAGCAACACCAGCAACGAACATCTCGTAGAACTCGTCAACACCTCGTTGGGCGTCTGCGAGGAACTCGGCGGAAGCTGGCTCATAGGGGTTACCATCCGTCTTGTACTTGCCCGCCTTGATGAAGGTCATCTTCACACCGGCTTTGTCCATGGCTTGCGAAACGTCCTGATGCGTCATATAGACGCCAATCGATCCAACATCACCACTCGGGATGCAGTAGAACTTATCAGCAGCAGTAGCAATCCAGAGAGCAGCAGAAGCAGCCATTCCATTAGCAACAGCGATGATGGGCTTCTTGCCGCGTCCAGCGAGGATCTCAGCAGCGAGTTCAGGGACGCCAGTGACAGTGCCACCAGGCGAGTCAATGTCGAACACGATTGAAGTGATCGAGTCATCAGCCAGCGCAGCGCGGAAGCTCTTCGTGAGGCTCTCGCAAGAGCAGCCACCAGAGAACTCAGTCATCATGTTCATCTTCTGACCAATGGAGCCATAAACCTTAATCTGAGCAACAGGTGAGTCCTCGTTGAGGTCATCGAACTCATCTTCGTCATAGCCCATGAGTCCAGCCTGAACTTCAGCTTTGCTCGGTCCCTTACCTTCAGACCATGCGTTCAGGAACGCACAGATGGCTTCAAGTTTCTCAGGAAGGATTGCCCATTTGGTGGAAGAGACAGTAGCCAGAACATTGCGGCCGCGCTTCTCTTTACGCTGTGCATTGCGGAGCTCAGCAAGCTTCTCTGTGATGGCTTCAGGTATATTGCCTTTGTCATCAGGGAAAAGAGAGCGCAATTGGCTGGAAGCATCAGGATACGCACCATTCGTCACAACACTGCAGTCAAACACACTGCACTGCAACAGGGTGCGAACATTTACTTTCGCTTCGCGGTCATAAGACCATACGTCCTTCTCGCAATAAAAACCAAAGCTAGAAGCGTCAACGTCACCTCTGCGCATCGAGATCAGAAGATCCTTTGCATATGAGGTTTCAGGAGCATCAATCTCGTACTTGAGACCAGTTGCATCCACTGATACTTTCATCGTGCCGGAAGTTGTGCGCCCTAGAACCTGGCCCTCATCATGGTTATAAAGGCCCTTGATGTCTGGGTTGGTGGCTAAGCAGGCATCGAACGCGTGCGGGTCCACGACCTCGACAAAATCCCCAAGATTATGACTGCGCCGATTAAATACGGCCGCATAACCCGTGATCTTTGGAGTACCATCACCTTGAACGCTTACATCACTTTGCAGGAACCTACGTTCTCGTTTATTCGACATCTTCACTCTCCTGCTCAGCTGCATCAGCTTCAAGCTGGGCCACATCGGCCCTAGATTTTTGGTTGGCTACATCTTGGTTGACTGCGAAAATGAGGCTCTTGGCAACCCGTCGTAGCTCATCGGAGCAGATAGACTCAATGTCCTCTTCTGCCCATTTCTTGGCGCGGTGCTCCATGCCCTCAATCAGTTTCTCAACAGCCTTGTTGCACTCAGCGGAGTCATCAAGCTTCTTACCCATCTGGGCAGCCTTAGAGATTGATTCGAGTGTTGGCCAGAGGCAGCGATAGACAGCCTTGTAGTCGCGATTGCCCTTCATGACGCGTTGCACGCCATCTTTGAACAGGCCACGATATGTTGCACCAGTGCGACTCAAACTGTTCTCTTCTTGTTCAAGCAATAGCTCAGTGTCAGGTTGACCAACAACAGGAACCACAGAATTAGCCTGTTCAAGAGTCTGCATGTTCAACTGAATGTAAAGCTGATCACCTTCAGGTCCAACTGGGTTGAATCCACGAAGCGCACGTCCCTCATTCGG